TAGCCAATTTTACGTGCCGCCGCCGCGCGTATCACGTACTCACCATTCGATAACGCCATCGGAATTGAGTCGCTCGTATCGCTGCCAGGACCGAACACTGCGCCTCCCTGCGCGCGCCTGCCGAGCCTGAATCCACGCAAGTTTATCGGGCTATTCTTCACGCCGGCGGCTTTCAGGGCGTTGCCTACGCCAGGAGCACCTAGTATTGCGTTGATGATATTATTCAATGAATCTTGCAGTAAGTCTACCAATCCGTCTATGATACCGGCGCTGAAGTTACGCGTAATGCCATAGCCAGTGCCATACCAATCTTGTCCACCCACACTGCGCAGCAGGTTGGCTACTGAGTTTATCACGTTAGCTATGCCGCCGGTTATACTATTAACAACATTGCTAATCGCATTGCCAGCAGAAGTTATCACACCGCCGATAGAGTTAAACGCCTGCGTTAATCCGCCGCTTACAGCGTTTACGAGCGGTATCACGGCTTCGTTGGTTAGGCGGATTGTCAAGATTGTGATGGTAGTGAGCGCAACCACTAACACGCCCAGCAGGAACGTGCCAAGCGGTATGATTACTGTATTTAGGAAGTCTCCGAGCGCAGGCGATACTGCGCCGATAGCGCTTCCGATAGCCCATATTGCTAGTGCGATAGCACCGGCACCTGCTGCGAGCACCACAGCACCAAGCAATAGCTGTGGGTTAGCAAGCGCTTTTAGCATGCCGGCTAGCCCCTCTCCTGCACCTTTAAGGACTGTCTTGAATATATCTGTAGCGCCCTGCGCCAGTGTCTTTAATGGCTGGAGTATCATATCAAGCGCGCCGGACAATACCTGCCCGATATTCTTGAAGAAGTCTTTGAACGACTCGCCAAATGAGAATGTTTTGGGCGTACGCTCTACGGTCTTGTTAAATCCATCAAAGCTTTTTGTAGTGTTGTCAACTTCTTTTTTTGCCGTGCCCCATGTTTTTATTTTATCTATTAGTGTTTGTCCGCCGCCGATAGCTCCCTGGATTGTACCCCTAAATAACTTGTAAAATGGCGATAACGTCGACATAGCGGACCGCGTGCCGCCGACGGCTACCTGAAGTGCTTTGTATGCTAAAACAGCTTTTCCAATAGTCAGTACAAGCTCTTTATGTTCGCTTCCAAATTTCAGCATACCGCGCATTGTGTCTGCGACCATTTTGATGTCGTTTGCAAGCTCCGGCGATTGCTCTTTTATTTCATCAAACACAGTACCGGCGATGTTCTTGATCACCGGTTTCAGGTTGCCAAGAAACGTCTTTGCGGCTTCTAAGAACTTGTTCATCTCCGCCTTGAAATCGCCCTCTGGATCTCCCATTGATACGATCATGTTGTTGAAGGCGGCTTTCGCCATATTGAAGCTACCAGAGATTGTCTGCGACGCTTCCTTGGCAGACGTGCCGGTGATACCCATCTTCTCTTGAACCTTATGAATACCCTCAATAACCTTGTTGAACGGCACTTCTTTCATGTTCTCAGCTGTCGCCTTAAAGCCCTTGCCCATCACGCCGGTATCGTTGATAAGGCGCGCCATCTCACTTGCTGTACCACCATAACCAAGCTTCAGGTTATCAAGCATTGTATAGTTTTGTTTTGCAAATCCCTGATACGCCCACTGGATTGACTGCATACTTGTGCCCATTTTATTGGCGTTGTCTGCCATGTCGATGATAGCCAGGTCGGCAATCTTCGCTGCCTGGACAGTATCGCCCTTCAGTCCCTGGAGGAGGCTTGCGCTAAAGCTTGTGGCTGTCTCCATGTACTCGTTCGCTGATAATTGTGCTGTCTGGTACGCTTTTTTAGAATTTTCCAGCACCATATTCTGCGACGATATGAGTTTGTTGTAATCGCTGCGCGCCTGGTCTACCGACTTGCCAACTTTCTTTGCATACTCTTCTACCGAGGCTCCACCGGCGCCAAATAGCGTCTCAATACCGCCCACCAATTGCTCACGGTCTGCAAACTGCTTCACGGCGTATGTCAATGCGCCACTGAGCGTCACACCGGCGCTCATAGCAAGCGTTTTGAACTGCGAAAACGCTGCGTCGCTGCGCGCGCCAAATTCTGAAAAGGCATCCTTAAATGACGACTTCGCGGATGCTAAGAAGCTACTCCTAAACTTATTACCGACTTCACTAGAGGATTTAGCGCTAACGTCCCCTAACGCTGCCTTGACGTCATTAGACACGCCTTTGAGCGAGGGTTTAATTTGAATCCATGCTGTACCAATAGAAGTCGCCATAGTGAGAAGTATCCGTTTAGGTTATCCGCACTATGACCGCGCGCGTAGCGTGTTTGTAGGTATATTATATCATATTTTTAGATTATCCATGAACGTAGCGAGCCAACCAGGACGTGTTTTAAGCGCTGCTGTTGTGCGCTTGTCTGCGCCACGGATGATGGTATGTGCACGTGTTGTCGTCCAGTCTCTTACCTCGAACTTTCCCTCAAAACCGAACTCATGAAAAAATTGCGACGATATAGTAGCTAGCATGCTGCTGATAACGGTGTGTTCGACAGTTATGATATCGTTGCCTTTCAATATTTCAGCACCGCCGCTACTGTCTAAATCGAATTGCACTTTTGCCATATTTGTAGTATAGCATTATTCGTTTCCGCTCATGTTTGACATATTTTATATAGCATGGTTATAATGAGGGCTTTGAACTATATAGCATGAACGAATCATAAGGAGTATGGAATGGTAACCGTAAATCAAGAAAAAGCATGCGAGAAACTATTGCGCGAATATCGCAAGCAATACCTTACAAAAAAAGAGAACCTCAATGCCGATGAATCAACGGCGAGGCTTATGGTAAACAGCCTGCTCAATACCGTACTTGGCTACACGCTTATTGATGAGATTAAAACAGAGCACATGATACGCGGTACGTACGCCGACTACGTCATTCAGCTTAATAAGAAGATCCATTTCATTGTGGAGGTTAAAGCAACGTCTATAGATCTCAACGAACGGCACCTCAAGCAGGCAGTAGACTACGCCGCAAATGAGGGTGTTGATTGGGTTATCCTCACTAATGGTCGTAGCATTGAACTGTATCGTGTTATCTTCGAAAAGCCTATACGCTCACAGCGCATATTCTCATACGACCTTACCAACCTCAGCACGATTAGAACCGCGTCGCGTCACCTAGCATACCTCACAAAGCGCGCTATCCTCAAAGGTGAACTTGATGTCTATTGGCGGCGTTTTGACGCACTCACAGACGATAATATCCGCAAAGCAGTCTTGTCACCGGAGGTTGTGAAAGCCTTACGGCTTCAAATCAAGCGCAAATCCAACATTAATTTCAGCGATAATGAGGTGGCAAAAGCGCTCGGTCGCTTGCTTGACAAATAGCTAGTTGGTGCTCTTATTTTTCCTCTCCCAAAACTCCCGTATCGCTTTCATATCCTCTTCAGTATATTGGCTGCTTGCGCGGCGCTCTTTATCGTAAGCTTTCTTCGCCTCCTCTACCGCCTCAGGCTGGAATTGTTTGTCTGGTTTCATCGGTGGCGTGCCAGGTTTGCGGTTCATGTTTATCGTCACCGCTATCAGCGCCGATATCTCATGCAGTATACGAGACTGCACCTCGTCTTGCCACGTCCATGCGGCTGCGGGGCTGTAATGTCGGATCGTACGGCTCTCAACTGGCAAATTGATAAACAACCGCGCGTAGCGTTGGAAACCCCACCTGGCACGCTCTGATAAATCTAGCGTGTAATATTGCTGGAAGTCTGCCTCTACGAGCGCGTATTCTTCCACGAGCGCCTCTGCGCTCGATTGCCAGCTTTTGGGAAAACGTCGTTAATCTTCCCCATAGTGTCAAGTAGCGCTTTCTGCGAGAAATAACCTTGTTCTTTCGTGATGTGCTCACGGACAGCTTTGTAGGTCTCATCGCCGCCTATCAGCGCCATGTACATGCTCACCATGGTAGAAATATCGTCGTTACGAGTCGCTTCGTTCAGGTCGGCTATGAAGTCAAAGTCGTCGAGCAGCTGCTCGTTCACTTCCACTGAGAATCCGTCCCATAATTCAATTGTCTTTGCCATGATTTGCCCCTCCGAAGTTTTCATAGTTTAGTAGCATTATAATAGCAGAAAAGCGGCTATATTTCAAGCCGCTGTTTCTACAACCCCTTTGTACCTGCCGGTGCCTACACAGGCTTTGATAAGAACGTCTTTGTGTAGACGGTCTTATTACCGCTGGTGAATTTGTATCCGGTAACAGTAACCGGATACGATAGCGCATCGCTGTTGTTGTGCGCTAGGTCGCCGCTGCGGTCGGTAAACTGCGCGTCGCCTACTACAACGCGCTTAAACCGCGGCTCCGTGCCGTTGCTGTAGAGTGTATCTACCACCAACACGCCGCGCGGCAATGCTTCGCCGGTCTCGTCCCACGAAACCGACTTATCCGCCGCTACTGTCACGTTATCTTTGCCGTATATAAACTGCAGCACAGCAATGCGCGACACCTCAAGCAGATTAAATTTGAACGTTTTCGTAAAGCCGGTCTGCGAGTGCATAACAACTTCGTTGCCCCAAGCTTTAACGTCGTCACCATCCTCCGCCGTGGTGTCGGTCAAACCGTCCTCTGTGACGTAGCCCAGGTTAACGTACTTTGCATCCAGAGCGGTCGTCGCGTCGGTCGGCAGCGGCGTACCAGCCGGCGCCCAGTACAGTGCACCGCTGGCTTTCGGCAAGCCTTTCGAGATGTTGGTCTTATCGTTATTCATACCTTAGTCTCCTTAATGTAATACCTTGATAGGGGCGCTTGCACGCCCCTTAGTTTCGTGTCATCACACATTCTTGCAGACGACAGCGAGCGCTTTCGGATCCAACACACGGTGACCGAAGAACGTTTCCAAGCGGATACACACTTGATTGCTTCCTTGTAGGTCAGTACCGCTGTTGTCTGGATCGCCATATTCGATGGTCTTCCATTCAGCCATACCAGCGAATCCGAGCAATAGCTGCGACCAGTCGCCCATCACGAGCTTCGTTTCGCCGTACTGTCCGACTTCCGGCGTGCTTGCCGCTTGCCGACCAGCGAGTACGTTGCCGGTCAAGCCGAGAACGCCAAGCTCCGGGTACTTCTTCGCGCTGCCCTGCATCACCGTGCTCAGCGCCATCGCCGCTTTACCGGAAATTGCGATACCAGTGATGTTTTGCCCTTCCAGCTCTGTGACGGCTGTAGCGAAGTCCGCATCGATTTTATCAGCCGTAGTGCCCGTGCTTGGCACGAGAATACTTGAGCCGGCTTTACGCACGTAATCAGTCAACTGCGTGTCAACCGTGCCAGTGCTTGGATCGACACCGTGCAACACGACCGTGTCAATGTCGCGCGGCATTGATTTCATGACCCAGTCGTTTACCAAGCGGCTCACGAAGTCGCCTTGGCGCGCAGCGTCCCAGCGCAAGAACTCGTCTGTTACGCGCTGCGAGTACACGAGTTTCACAGTCGTAAATGGACGCGCCTTGATTGGTCGGCTGGTGTCTTTCTTTTTGCCACCTTCATGTACGAGTTGCCCTTTAGCGCGACCCTCAATGACGAGCGGTTTGTTGTCGCCGATGTTGATTTGCGGCGTCTCCGGCACAAGCGAAAGCACTGCGCCAGGGATTGTTGCGCCGGTGGAAAATAATCTATCTAACGGCGTAGAAATATCTAATGAGTGCAGGTCTGTTACTGCCATAGTCTTGCCCTCCAAAGAGATGAGTTGATTTATATATCGACTCGTATACCCGTGCGCTTCTGAGTCTCGCTTACACCAGAACCCGTCTGCTTCTCAGGCGCTTTTGGCGCGGTGCCGAAACTATTTTTCAAGTTATCAGCTTCTTTACGCATCTCTTCCTCCGTGCCCTCACCGAGGTATTTCTCAGTGCCCGGCTTAAAGCCATACTCAGCGGCAATGGTCTTTTGGCGGATAGTCGTTTCCAGCTGCGTGTTCTTTGCGGTTGCATCGTCAAGCTTGGTCTGGAACTCTTTGCGTACCTTATCTTCGGTTGATTTCGTGATACTTGTTGTCAGCTCGTCGCGTAAGGTTTTTTCAACTTCCTCCCGCATTTTAGCGGTCTCCGTCTTCACCCAACGCTCTTTACGATCCTTAAACAAATCGTCTACGTTAACCTCTGATTCGTTGCCATCAGCGTCTTTCGTGTATAGAATCACCCTTTTATTTCCCTCCGTAAAAAGTAAACGTTAGTTTTATTATACCTAATGTTTGACTTTATTACAACATTAATTTTTAACTTGTTTTATTATCATCGCTTTCAGGTATATTAGCGATAACATCGTCTATTTCGCGGCTTGTTAGCCCCAGGTTACGCCAGATGGACCGTTGCCTTACTATGGCAGGCGCTTTGTCGGCAATCTTATTTAGTCCGTCGCCAAACTTACTTACGTCAGGCTTGAATATCGGCAGCCACGCTACTTTTATGGCGTTTATCTTTTGTTGCAAATTAGCGTCCAACTTTGTGACACCGTTCTTGTTCATCCATAAGGTTACAGCGAAATGCTTCAGCTGCTCACCCACCTCTTTTTGCCACTCAGTAATATCATCGCGCAGGTCGTCTCCGACAATCTCTAGTTCCTCAGGCGATGTTGGCGCGGCGCTTGTTGATATGTTGAGGTTAGATAGGTTTAGCTTCGTTTCTGTGCAGAAGTTGCGCGCGGCGATCAGTATACTGTCGTTGAATGGCGCAAGAGCGTGCTGTGCGAACTGCCCAATTTGCGGTATCTGGCCATTATCATTCGCGCCTATCTTCAATACGTCGCCTGTCTGCGATTTTATTGTATCTACTTCAGTCTCAGAATCAGCACCCAGTATCACATCAACTTTCACATTATAGTGGTAACCGGCAATTGTCGCCTGTCGTACTGTACGGCTCGCTTCTATCATCGCGTCGCGCGCCGGCGCAGACAGTACCGTCCGCCCAAACGGCTGCTTCACGGTCGACCGGTAGGTCAGCAGCGTCATTAGCGGGCGTCCCGTTACGTTGGCAGTTTGAGTAACACTATTTCCATCAACATATATCGTCACGTCCGGCTTGTACTGTACGTAGGAATCAGGCGCATTCACGCTATTGAGGTTCATGTTTGTATACTCACAGTATATAGCAACACCATCTTTCAGGTTCTGCTCGCGCCAGTCATACGTACCGGTAGCTTCTAGTGCTGTAAACGGCATAACGCGGTCTCCAGCAAGCGCTAGGAATCCTACGCCGCATACCAACAAATCCTCTTTAAGCTTATTAAACGCTTCCGGACCGCGCAATTCATTGAACACATCATTAAGCCCGATAGTGTCGTTCTCAAACCGGTCGAAGTGCGTCTTATTTGCGCGCATCTCTACGGCGCGCCGACCCCAACCTACGCGTTGTTTTGGAATCCGGCGTGCCATCTTGCTTGTCTCTAAATCAGCATAGCTAAACTTTCCCTCATAAAACGGGTACTTGCTATTAGCTCGTGATATTACCTTATATACTACTCCCCAGTTCATCCATGCGCTCCTCGTATCACGCCCATTTTGCGCGAGCCATTTATTGACGTCATACCCAACAACTGCAGTTCAGACTTCTTAAAGAATAAATCACTCGATGGGTTCGTGAATGTCATACTCTCCGAGTATGGGCTTGCGGCCTGTGACCACTGGTCGGCAGGCGGCATATCAGCCGGTGTGGCGAGCGCACGCTTCACGGCAGCCAATATCACGAACGTCACATTGCGCTTATATATCGGGTCGTCATACATACGATTTTCCATATCCATATTGTTGTTAGCGGCTATCTGGCGCAGGTAACTGCTCGCATACTCTATCAGCGCTTCAGCGCGCGCCGTGTCATCTGGCGCATGCCAGAATGTCGTTAAATCTTGTACGGTAGCGAATGTTTTCATATTATTTCAAATAAAAAGCGGTTTAGAAAATTTAGTGTCAAAACCTCATTTCTAAACCGCAAGAGTGGCGTTTACCTATATTATAACATATTTTGCTATTTTTCCGGCGTTTCGTCTTTTTCGTCGGTTTCTACGCCATTTTTTGGATTTTTCGCTTTTTTGGCATCTTTTTGGTC